ACGCACATCAGCATGATTGCTGCCTCGCTAATTATTGCAAGTTTGAAGCACGAGCAGGGGGCACTCAATCCGAAGACAGAGTGAGTGTTATTTCGTGATAGTGGTCCCCAAGCCTACTGTCACTCTGAATGCCTCCTTCGCTACCATCCGAGACCATCATCATCTGGTGACACTGATAGGCCAGCTTCGTGACAAGCTTCAACAAACGCTGCTCGGGCGTCTTCCGGCCGATCATCCACGCCATTTTCTAGAACTGCGGAACAGACCATAAGAGCGGTTACATAAGCCTCGCTATCTGCTCTGCCGGGCCAATTTTCAAGCAGGCATCGCGCCAATTCCGTCACGGACTCAAGGGTCGCAAAGTCGCCCCATAGGATAGTAATAGGGCTAATCTTGAAATCGCTCATTCGCTCCGCTTTCGGGAGGGTAGGAAGCGCTACCCTCACGCCCGATCATAGCAATGTCATCAAGCACCACAAACGCAAAAAGCCGCCCGGGGCGAACCGGGCGGCTTTGACGATACTGACAGATTGGTCAACCGGCCATGCGTCGGTCGAACCATTTGTGGAAGAGCGCTTCGACACCACGCGGCCCGAGATAGGCCAGAAGCGCAATCAACCCGGTTGATGCAGGCTGACCAAGATTGGCATAGGCGGCAGCACTTTCGCCGATAACCGCCATGCCGAGCGCCACCGGCAGTTCCCAAAACAGTTCAATGCCAAAGAATTTGCGCCGACCTTTGCGAGCTTCGTTACCATGCCACATGAAGCGGCCAAGCAAAGAGGCGATGATGGTGGTGAATGCACCACCAACCCACGCATTCATCAGTTCGATGAAAGAGGTGTACTTTTCCGGCATGTCAGCGACCTTTTCCATGGCGGGCGCATTCGTCCCGGTTCCAAACGTCGCCACCACAAAGGCCCGCAACCGTCCGGTCAATTTTCCGTTGATCTTCCTGCGTTGCGCCCCGCGCGCCGATCAGGTCAATTCCGACCACCCGGCGCAGGCCGGATACATCGCCCGGCCCCGAAATCCCACACCCCGCCAGCGCAATCGTCAAAACGATGACGAGCGCTGTCCGCCCGATCCCCAGCCGCATTATTCTGCCTTTCAGTTTTGATTACCGCGCGATACCTCGCGTTGCGGTCGATGATGAGAATGCCAGTGGCGATGAGAGACACCGCCACAAGCCCAAGCAAAACGTAAACTCCGGTTCTTGCCATCACACCGTGACCTCGCGACCAAGCAAGCTGTTGATCCGCCGGGAAAGAACGTCGCGCTTCCGATAGGCGATGATGCCGAGAACGATTGCCGCGACAAGAAGCGCGATCCACCCCCAGGGTAGACCGAGCGACCATGCGGCAAAGCCGGAACCAAAGAGCGAGCCTGCGCCGCCCTGCACCGCTTCTTTCGTGGCCACAGCGTCAACAAGGTGCGGGTGCGCAGACTGATATGCCTTGACTGCGGCAGCAGTCTTTTCCCCCATCCAGCCGTCGATAGCGCCGGGATTGAAGCCTTTCGCCGAGAGGATAGCCTGTGCTTCCTTCACCACCGGATCGGGCCGCTTCGGTGCAGTCTCTTGGGCGGAGCGCGGCACGCCTTCACCAACGCCAGTGTAGATTCCCTTTTCGAACAAAAGGGCTTCTTCCTTGCGCCTGCGAACGAGGCCGGGCAGCTTCTTGCCACCTGCTGTATTGTAGTGGCTGGCGAGATAGTCTGCCGCCTGCTTTTGCTTTCCAGCGCGCCAGAAATTCGCCCACTGCCAATCCATGGCGCCAGTGCCGAGATTGAATATCGCGGACACCGCTGCATCCATTTCGTGCTGCTTGCGCGCATCCGGCGACTTGGCGACCACCGCAGGCTCGAACTCATCCCGAAGCACCGCCGCGAAGATGGCTTCCGATTGGCTAGACGTGAGTTTCGTTTTACCCGGCACCAATTTTGTAATGCCAATCTTTTCCAGCTCACGCCGAACAGACCGGCTCCGCATCGTGAAGCCCCGCCCGATGGTGGGAATGCGGACCGGATCAAGATAGCAGGTAAGCGGGTTTCCCTCGTGGGCGTCCATAAAGGCACGCCCACGCGGTGACGTTGTCACAACGGACATGGATATCTCCTAAAGATTTTGGAAAAGAGTGGTGGGACCGTGCCCTAGTTTTCGTCCGTCCGTCCGAAGCGGCGCGGCGTTAGGAAAGAGGAAGGCGTGGCCGGGGTTCCGGGCGCACTGTTGGGCGCAACCTTGCCGGTTGCTTTCGAGGCGTCCGGGGTGGCGTGGGAACTACTGCTTTCCGTGCCGGCCGTTTTTTCGGTTGCGGATTTGCCATCGTAGAGCCTGCCCGAAACCGCCACTTCAAGTCCGCCGGTTTTCGTGTATGCGGTTTTGGCCGTCTTGATGATGTAAGGCACGCCGTCCACTCCGGGCCGGATATCGGCGAAGAGCAGCGGCAAGCCCGCGTCTATTCCCGCATCACCGATCACGGTTACAGACACCGAGCCTTCGCCACGCTGCAATTCCTTGGCCTTCGCCTGCGCGGCCTTGTCGGCTTCGGCGGGCGATGCATAGGGTTCCGGCAGACGGTAAACACTATCGCCGTCCGCATCCGCATCTGCATCGATTTCCACCCGTTCGGCCTTATCAGAATCCTGATAGTAGGCCACGACCTTGCTGTATTTCGTGCGGTCGTTGATTTCGACTTTCAGGCTTCCGACCTTGATTTTCTCGGGCGTCAGGATAACGGAGCCGAGCGCCGCACCCGAAGCCGAAAGACCGGAACCAAGCCGAGTGAAAATCAGTCGCCTTTGCTTGACCGCGAAGAGGCCGTTATGCCGCTCCGCCAGCCGCCGCAGGAAATTGATGTTGCTTTCGTCCTGTTGCGCCAGCCAGTCATATTCAAAGTCCGCTAGGTCATCATCAACGGCAGGGGTTAGCCCGCTTTCGCTGGCGATCTGAGACAGGATATCGCCGAGCTTCGATTTATCCCATGACCTTTCCTGCCGCTCTTTCAGCTTTCCACTGCGAAGGTCCGCAGCCTTGCCGGAAATCGACATTTTGTAAGGCAGGCAATCGACATCGACTTTATCCGCGGTGAAGACGCCTTTCGGCACGAGATTGTCACCGAAACCCATCTTGACCGAAATAATTGCGCCCTTACGCGGGATCGCCAGAAAGTTCGGCGGGCCGTCATTCAGTTCAATATCCACCGTGTCGGACTTCATTCCCTCTTCGTCAGTGACGGTAAGGGAAAGCAAACGCTCATAGAAATGGCCTGCCACTGGCACGCCGTCGATACTCACTTCCACGCGCGGTTTCATGGTCAGTCCCAAAGGCTGGTCAACGGCTTGGCCGTGCTGGTGGAAGGAATGTCCGGCATGGTGATTTTCGTGCCAAGCGGAAGCACAGGACCGAGCGCAGCAAGACCCGGATTGACATCTATGACGGCTTCGACAACTTTGGCCGTGCGCCCATAGAAGGCGAGGCAGGCGAGATCAACGGTCTCGCCCTGCCGTGTGGTGTAAATTGTCGCCATGTGGTCACCGGAACAGTTCAGACAGGAAAGATGCAGCCCGGTCCACCAGACCGCCCGCACTTGGCAACGTGCCGGAGCCAGAGCGCTTGAGCGTGATGGAATAGGCGTTGCGCCCTGCCTCGCCCCGGCGGTTGATGTAACTGCGATCCTCTTCGACGCTTTGGACCGTAAACATACCTTGAATGACCCCTTGCGCGGCATCGCCGGTCACAAGCATCATCTCGGTCCCGGCCATGGAAGCAGCAATGATACCGTCAAGCTGCGATTGCCCGCCGAACTCTTCGGGGAAAAGCACCCCCGAGATTGTCACTTCGTCGGAAGTGGGGCCGGTCCATTGCTGCTGGTTAAGGGTTTGGCCGACTGGAATTTCCACCCAAGGCGTATTCACCTTGCGCTTCACGCCTTGATATCCAAACCCTAGCCCCTCAAAGGCGAATCCGCCTAGCATCATTGATGTGTAACCAGACATAAAGACTCCGCGTGAGAATACGTGTACCCGTTAAACGGGAGTTTAGGGGAAAGGGGTTTTCCGTGTGGCACTACAATTCGAACGGCAAACGAAACGGTCCGGTAGACGGAGCCACAATCATTGACCTTTACAAAAGAGGCGAGATTTCAGACGACACGTTGCTTTGGAATCAACAACTCGGGGACCAATGGGCAAGATTCGACACGATTGCAGAGTTCAAGAGTTCTAACGGGAGCGAGCCGCCCCCGCTCCCTGCATCTGCTATCGGCGACCAATGGGCATTTTTGCTGGCGCTGACGCCTTTGCTGGTAACTATCGTTGATGCGCTCATTCTGGACACCACAGGAAAGTCTATGGGCGGCGGCGTTGCGATAATTTCCTTCGTTCTTTATGTGCTTTTCGTCACGCTCGACCTTCGTGTAATTGGGCTTGGCGGAAGAAAAAGACAGACGGGAACACTTGGCCCGTGGATTTTACTAACGCCAATCGCGTACAACCTAGTGCGGGATAGGCGGCTCCAAAAACCCTATACATTGACCATCGCCTCTGTCGCCTCATTGGCGGCGACAATCGCGATCAGCAGCGGCTGGGTCGGGTCAGACATCTATCTGGGCGCTGGAATTCCGGCCTGCGACTCCCGGACGTCGAGTGCGCAAGTGAAAGAAATATTCCCGCGACTCCCGATGAACTTTAGCAAGATGAATGCACTCGCCGTCAACGAAGTAAAGGAGACGGCGAATGAGAACGCGAAGCGGACATGTACCGCAAAAGTTCTAGCAGATAATGGCGAGACGTATGGCGTCACCTTCACAATAGAAGAGAGAGATGGGCAGTTCCTCTATTTCCTAATGCCGTCCGTCTAGTCGCTAAACAGCCCTTCCGTGCCTGCCGCAATCTGGTTGCCGAGATCGGTAGCCGCAGCCGCGACGGCTTCCTTGGAGTCGGCAACACCTGTTATTGTCGCGGTGGCGTACACCGTGACATTCGGCGGCTGCGGGTTCACCACCCGGACATCCTGAGTAGCTGTCGGCCTAGTCATTTCCGAAAGAGACACCGCATCAATCCTCACAGACTTGATACCAAGATCATCAGCGGTCTTACCGGGGAGATTGTCGGTGCTTCCACCGAAGCCGTTAGCCCTTGCCGTCCTCGCCGCATCCAGCGCAAATTGACTGGAGACCGATGGCGGCGCTGGATCGCTGGGAATAGATGAAAAAAACTTGCCGATATTGTGAAGGGCATCCTCAACGCCCGGCAACCACGCCTTCCCTTGGCTGTAAGGCGTGTCACCTGTGTACGCAGCCTTTCCAAGTTCGTACGCGCCAGCTCCAGCCCCGCCGTAAATGCCCATGCGAGCAAGCCCTAAGAGGATGGAGGACCATCCACCGGCAGCGCCGCCCGCAGCTGCCGCAGTAGCTGCGGTTGCCGCCCCGGTTCCGGCGGCAGTCGCAGACGCACCACCGCCGACAATAGCGGCAATCCCGCCGACGACTTTAAGCGCCCCAAGCAAGGTGCTTGCGCCGGACAGTACGAACAGCGCTGCCGCCAGTTTCCGAATAGTGCCAGCCAGCACGGAAATTCCCATGCCCCATGCAAAAAGCTGAAAACCATAGCCGGACATTTCCGCAAAAAACTTGGCGATAGGGTTGTCCTTAATCGCATCGTTCAATTCGCGGATGGAAGCGCCCCATTCCTTCGCCCGCATGAAGATTGCTCCAATGCGGTCGGCGGCGTTCGGATCGACAGGACCAAGCAACAGGTCACCGAGATCGTTCATGAATTCCTTCATGCCGCCGGTATAACCGAAGCCCTGCGCAAATCCCTTCGTGAAGTTCGTGATCTGGTCGAAGATCGTCACGCGGTTGCCGAGCGTGTCCAGCACTTCGCCGATGCCCTGCGCGCCCTCGCGGATGGTCGGCAACATGCTGTCACCGATTTCCGAAAAGACATTGGAAATCTTGTTTCCGAGCAATTCCAGCACGTTTTGCGTGGTACTGGCGCGCTGGATGTACTCATTGAACGCCGAGCCTGCGTATTTCGTGCGGTCAGCCACGCTGTCCAGCGCTTGATCCAAAAGCTTGATGTTGCCGACCAGAGGCATGAAGGCGCGCGCTTCGTCTCCGAAGAATTCGGACAGCAAGGAAACCTGCTTATCCTTCGGCGCTTTCGCAATCGCCGTCAGCACCTTGCGCATGGTGCCTTTCGCGTCTTTCTGCATATCCTTGGCGATGGACGGCAAATGAAGCCCGAGCGCCTTGGCGGCGTCCCGCTGCGACTTTTTGGCAAACTCGCCTTTCGTCAGTGCGCGGATAACGTTCAACATGGCGGTTCCCGCCGTGCTGGCGTCCGAACCGGCGGAGATCATAGCGCTACCCATGGCCGCGAGTTCTTCTTTTGCGAAGCCGCCCATTTCACCGAATGAACCGACACGCAACATAAATTCGGTCACGTCCTTGGCCTTGGACGCCATGTTGTTGGACAGGTGGTTGATGGCGTCGGCCATGTCACCGGTTTCGGCGACCGTCAAACCAAGCTGCGTTTTCAGCTTGGCAAGGCTTTCGCCCGCCTCACCTGCGCCGAGATCAAAGGCGATGCCGACGCGTGCCGCCATTTCTGCGAAGCTTTGCAAGTCTTCGGTCGCGATACCGCTTTCACCTGCGGCAGCGAACAGCGCGGCAATGTCATTTGCGGCGAGCGGGATTTCGCCGGACATGCGCCGGATGCTGCGGCGCATGTTTTCAAACTGTTCGTCATTGGCTTCGACCACCTTTTTCACGTCTGCAAATGCAGACTCGAAACTGATGGCTGCACCCGCCGTCGCCTCGAAACCCCGCGTGACACCGAAGTAACCAGCACCAAGCGCGACAGCCTGCCCGATCAAACCGCGCATAGGTGCGAAGGCAGAAACAGATTGCGCCCGCAGGCCGTCCAGCGACCGCGTGATGTGTTTCGCGCGGGCCGACACATCATCAAGAAGGGAGACGCGAAGGGTGCTTTGCTGAACGGCCATGGTCATTCTCTCATGATTTTTCGGTACTCCTTGCAGGTATTGAAATACGCAAGGAGCTTTCGGGCGGGCCATCGCTCAATGACATCGAGCGATGTTTTCGCAGTATCAGCAACGTAGACGGCGACTATTCGCCAGTCGTGTTCGTCGGGTCGTTTCCCAAGAGCGGCTTCGTCTTGGCGACGATGATTTTAAAGTCGTTGCCCTTGATCTTTTTGAATGCAGGCAGCGGAACATCAGAAATGAGGGCCAGCAGCGTGACCATCTGGCCGATGCCAGGAGAAGAACTATCCGCCGTCAACAGGTCGCCGACTTCCGGTTCGCGGAACGTCAGTTCGGAATAGGTCTTGCCATCATGCTCCACCGGTTTGGCGAGCGGTACATTTACGGAATCCATAGGTGTCACCTGAAAAAATGGCCCGCAGAACGCGGGCCGGATTGGAAGGATTTGGGGAGGAAAGAAGCGCCAGCCGTTACAACAGCAAAGCGTTGCGGATATCGCCGAACTGCGAGACGCCACCGACCTTGAAATCAAAATCGTCCATCTCGTAGATTTGCTCGCCGTCGATTTCGAGCTTGTAATAGTTCACGTCCACGCCGTAGTCGTTTTCGGAAAGCTCGCCCGGCTTCCACGTCCCGGCATCCGGCTTGAAGACCCTGCCGCGAATGGTCATCACCGCGCTATGCGTGGTGCCGTCTTCGTCCACCAGCGCCCCGGTGATCATGAAGGGCGTTTCCTCGCCGATCTTGATGCCGTGCAGCTTCAAAATCTGCGGGTCCACGCCCGGCATCTTGAAGCTGAATTCCAGCGCGTTGTAGCCGAGATGGACCTTGCGAGCTTTGATCATCCCGGCGTTGCGCACGTCCTCGCGGACGGCTTCGGGAACCGGCGGCGTGATATCGCCGATCTGCCCGAGCTTGCTTTGGCGATCCGCCCACAGCATGCAGTTCCGCAGGATGTAAGCGGGGAGTGTTTTTTGGGACATGTGAAAAGCTCCTTACGCGGCGACCGAGAGCGCGCCGATTTCGATTGCCCCGTTCACCTCGTCAATCAGCAACTGATAGCGGACGATGTTGCGGTGCGTCGTGATGTGGATTTGCTCCATGAGGCCAACCGGCTCGAATTCGACCCCAAGCAGGGTCTTGCCGTTGACCATCAAGGTCGGGTCGTTCTGGTCGGACAGCCAAACGCTACCGCCAAGGATATCTTCGTTCTTCGCGAAGACACGCATTGCGGCGTTGCCGTCTTCGATGAGCATCTTGAAATTGCCCTTCGTGGTCTTGCGATCCACATAGAGGAA